CACGTCGATATCAATTATTCCTTCGTCATCTCGACCGTCGTTAATAAATCCAAACGGCAAAATTTCGTCTTCAATCATTTTTTGATTTTCTTCTATGAGTTTTTTTCTCAAATCTGAGTCTGTCAACTCTTTGAAGAATTCTTGTCTTAATAACCAGCTAAACAACACTGTGCACATCACAACGTCATCGTGAAATCCTTCGTCAGCTTGATAGCTTTCTTTAACTTGAACAAAATTACACAGCTCGGATACATAGTCATAATCTTCGAATATTAACTTATCCTGTTCTACTATATCTTTAAGTGTGGTACATCCTAGTCTTTTAACAGATTTGGTGGTTCTCACCCCAAGTTGGGATCTCCCTCCTCCAAATCCAGATGTTATATATTGTAATCCATTTTTCTGCGATCCTCTGAAAAGATTTTCATATTCAAAATCATGGAACAATATGTTAGCTACCTGTTCCCCAATATCATTTATTTCTACTAACACAAAAGCATCATTATAGTGCTTTGCTGCATTGTAAATAGTATCTGGGTATAACATCGGAGATATATCCTTGCTTTTATACATGCCAACCCCACGATATGGATATTCAGTAATGTCAAATATAACATACGCTGAATAATCAAGACCAAGACCTCTTGACGTGTCGACAACAATAACATAATTATGATTTCTTTGAGGTTCCTCGTAACATTTAAAGTTGTTTCGTTCATACAATGGCGATCTGAACGTCATGGCTCTGAGTTTGTTGGCATTAATAAGTGTATTTGTACTACCCAGAAATTCACATTCAAACTCTTGTCTAAATTGTTCTTCCGATGTATTTCTTATTGTGTCTTCACGCCATTTGTCGTCCCTGCCAGGAACATCGGACCAATGTATTTCTACTCTTTCATAATCATTTCTATTTTCTTCACTGTCCACCCACAACTTGTAAAACAAATTCATCCCATTGGGGGTAGAAGTTACTATTACTTTTGATGTTTTACCTGAAGATATGGTTGGAAATACGGAAGTAAAAAATTCTTCTTGAATGTTATTGGGGACAAAGGCAAACTCATCAAGATAGATTATATTTTGAGTTGTACCCCTTATCGCGCTTGAGGATGTTGAGGAAGCAATAATTTCTGAATTGTTTTCTAGCTTTATACTGCCTTTATTCCATTCTATGACACCTTGTTGCATCCAATTAGGAAGATGTTCAAACATTGTTTGTATTCTTCCAAGTATATCTATAGCTTGTGATCTTTTGTTAGCAAGAATGGCAATATTATAATCCTCAGTGAATAATACTTTCCAGAGAAGATATGCTCCGACCGTTGTGGTTTTACCAACCTGTCTTGGAAGCTTGCATAAAGAAAATCTATTATCATCAAAGGTCTTTACCATTTTGTCTTGAAACTCCCACGTATCAAATGGAACAAGACCTTCGTCTACAGTTATTATTTTCACATAATTCTTTATGAAATATATTGGATCAGTGGCAACTTTGACATACTCTAACACCTGCTCCTGAGTAAACTCAATAGGAACACCGGCCGCTTTGAGATTTTTGTTTCCTAGATAAATTTCTGGCATTGCGTTGACTTGCTTCTATAAACTTATTATAATTAGGTGTAGCCTTCCAGAACAGGTTATTAGTCTAGCATTACTATTCTTTCAGTAATCAGTCTTTTTCTGTTCGCTTCATGTTGTTCGCGAATTGCTTCCTTGCTTTGACCGTGATATTCTACGGCGTGGCCTTCGTTTACCAATATTTGAGCAGCAGAAGAAATCTCACCATTCGATAGTACTATTTCAAAATCACCAAGTATGCGTCCAAACTTTCCTTTCATGTCATGACCAGACTTGTCTACTTGAGTCCTGAGTACACAACCGGTAGATAACAATTGTTGCAATCTTTTTTTCGCAGCAAGTCCAAACTTTTTTTCTATTCGGTCACGTGTTCTGCTTTCAGGGGTATCGATACCCATCATTCTAACTCGCTCATTTTTGAGCCATACATCAAAACCCAGATCTATATCAACATCGACAGTATCCCCATCAATGACCTTTACTATTTTCACTTTGTAATCATACATCTTTTTTTCTATCCTTAATTAGTTTTTGCAGTTCAGCTGTGTTACCAACAAACAACGCATTAGTAACGTTTTTAGGACCTG